CCTTAGCTGCGATCTTGTTCTTGAGCTTGTCAAAGCCGACGTAAGCCATTTACTTAGCCTTCCTCGTTGCCGCAGCCGCAGGATCGCGCGCCCAAGTAGGCGTACCTGGCTTGCGACTCACGCCAGGTACATTAAACGTGGAGATAGGCATACCGCGCGAGTCAACGGGCTGCTTGATCTTCTGGAGTTCTTTAATCTCCGAAGAGTCTTCGCAATCCTCGTCGCCGTCACCTTGGCCTGCGCCTTCCACCGGCGTCTTAGGAACCTTTTTATTCTTGCCTTCGTCCTTGCCAAGTTCCATAATTAACCCTTATTCAGAAGTGTGATGCCCTCAGGGGAAGCAAGCATCTGACCCGCCGCCTGGAATAGCGGCTGAAACACAGCGGCGCTACCGGGGGCGTACATCTGGAGAGCAAGCGAGCCCCCCAAGAGGGCAAGATGCATACCGTAACTAAGGACTTTCGACCAATCAATACTCTTAAACATTTAATCTATCCTTTACTTGTTTTGGCCAGGATTTGACTGGCCACCCTGCATCTCGCGTGTAGGGGCTTGATGTGGTGATCCCCCACCTGGACCCGCGCCCGGTTTGCCGGAACCACTAGCCTGCCCGGGGGCAAGCGACTGTTGCGGCGGTCCATTACCTGGTGCTGGAGGCGCCTGTTTAATGATCTTCGACATCATGACGTCGCCCTGATGTTGCATCATATGCATGTACCAAGCCTGCTGAATCTCAGGCGGGAGTGCCTTGAACTCAGGCGTCATCGCCAAGTGGCGATGGGTAAGGAAGTGGACAGCGTGGTCATCCACAATTGGTACAACGCGAACGGGCATCTGCATGGCCATCTGCTGAGCAAACATTTGCCGCATATTAGGATCGGGTACGGCTTGAAGATTCTGCGCAATTTGGCGTGCCCATTCCATAAACTGAGCATTCTCTTGATACGCGTCTTTCTGGTCTTCCTCGACTCCAGGCCGCATGTTCATTAAGCCTAGATCGTCAAGCATCTTGACCTTTTGGGACTCGTCCATGAAGTCAAGCACGCCGGTTTGACCCAGTTGCATATACATCTGCATCTTCTCTGCTTGACTCTTTGGGCGTGTTGACCCGGTCTCAACCTCGACCTCTACACCGTCGTCCCAATCGGCACCCATGAACTCTTGGAAGGTGAATCCACCAACCGCATTCTTGATAGCAAGTACTCGGGGCGTATGCGCATTCTGTCGCCAGATCTCCAGCGACTTCTTGGCGAGGTCTTGATATCCCTCTTCAAGACCTTGAAAAACAGTAGCCCAGCGACCGAACCCCCGCTCTTGGAGCGATTGGACGGTACCCACTGGAGTACGGGAACCCATTGTCCGTCCTCTGACGGCACTAAACGCACCCGATAGTTCATCGAACGACTCTCGTATATCCGAGATATATTTGATGAGGGTCTGCGGGGCCTCTGCTCCGGGGACTCGCTGAGGGGCTTGCGTGCCGATAGGCGTGTATTCAATCTGGATTCCGATGTCACCACTAATCCTACTCGGGTTGCTATTAGCCGGGATCAACCACACCGGGTTAGCCATCCGGCTGACAATCATAGTAAGCAGAGACTCAGCTTTGTTAAGTTGATACTGTTTGGGTTGCAGGTCATCCGCAGGAGAAAATCCCCAGGCTCGTCCCCCCAAGGTGCCAAATTTAAAGTGTACAAGCGGGTAAAATGACCGGCCATTACCAGCGTGAGTCTTGTACGGATAAGGGGTTTTCTTTTCAAGAACCTTCCCCGACGCCGTCATTGCGATATAGGCGCCCTTTGGATATTGCTCGCATTTCTTAATAAAAGCGCGAAATACAACGACACGCTTTCCGGACCAATCCCCGCCTGCCATGTATCCGAACGGCATATTTGTCGAAGCGCCGCTACCAATTCCGGCGAGGCTTTCCTTAGAGATAAGGCTGGCGTTTGTGAAGTCTTGGGGGCCACCACCGTATACCTTCTTATCCCATCGCATCTGCACTTGCTCTTCCGTAAAAGACTGTGCAACGAGGATAAAGGGCTGATCTTCTAAATTCTCAATAGTGCCATCGAGCATGATCTCGAATGGAGACAGAGGGTCAATACGTATTGAACCACGTGGGGCCCATACATATTGATCGGCTGATTCGACAATATAAGGGGATCCGCACTTGGGACATACAGGGGCCGCGACATCGATGGCCGACGGCTCAAACGTGGATCCGCAGTCCTGACAGACTTCCATCGGAACGGCATCCATCCCCGTCTCTTCGGAATCATCCCAGCCAACCTCCATAAAGGCGTTACCGGTTAATAGTAACCAATCCATCATCGAGCGGCGAGCTAACTGGAGGTTTCCCTCCCGCATAATGACCTGGAGATACTGGTCCGTTGCAGCAGCAGCAGCAATTGCTCGCGCGGTATCTCTAATGGGCACACCAAGAAACCGAGGATCATGCTGAGCGACAGCTGACTTAACTGTGTCCAGTGTAGATCTAAACAGATTTGTGACCGGGGTCGGAGTCGTATTAGCAAGGCGCCTCAGCCTCCACCTCCTAGTCAACGGGTCATACATAACCCACTGCTGGCCCAAATAGAACAGGATGTTACCGTACCAGTTACGCTCCATGACCCAGCGCCGCTGGCCAAGCCGGTGCTTCATGTCCTTGAGCAAAGTCTGGTCTACGGAATCAGCGTCACGCGCTTCCTTCACTTGTAGGTTCCTGGAGTTTCTTTTCAAGCTCTGGCAAAGTAAAGACAATCTCGTCTTCGCTAGGGGTCAAGTACTCATCACCGCCCTTGATCTCAGCGAACGGGTCTTTATCGAGCAGAGGTGTTCCCATACGTGGAGGCACTCGACCTGAGGTAATTCTCACCAATTCCTGGAAGTCGGAGCGCAGTCTGTCAAGCTCGAGTTCCGCTCTTTGGCGTCGATCCTCCTCTAGCGCCAACCGGATCTTGAACTCTTGGACCTCTTCTCTTAGTCGCTCGTGTTTCTTAGTAAAGCAAATCATCTTCGCCCACCTGCCCCGGCGTGCTTATATCGTTACTGTAAGACTCATCAAAGTCGGGAGTTATGATAGACTCTCTTCCTCTTGTGAGTGGTAAATGACGACGATGCTCTTCCCAATGTTTTCGGCTATGATAGTCGACCTCGTCGGGAATGTCATACATAGGTAGGATTTCCCGAACATCAACTGGCGCAACCCGTGTTGGCATTGCGCTGAATGCGTATCCAGCCGCGTCAATTGTATGGAACTTCTGCTTTGCAGAAATCTTAAGGTCTTTAGTGCTTCCTGTGTAATCAATGACGGCTTGTCCCTTGACACGATATTCGGGGCCTTGCCTTCTGAGATGGTAGCAGTCCTCACTGACAACAAGACCTCTCTTTTGCGCCTCTAGAAACAACATCACGCGGGCCCACTCATCACCGCTTGATGGGGCGAGGGGTAAGCCTTCGTTTACATATAATTGGGCGACACTAATGGAACCTTTCCTTTTGCTAAGAAGCGTAGACGCCCACGCACTTCGATCCATAATACGAGCGCGAGGTTGATTGGGTCCAGTGATTTTCTGTATAGCTTCAGCGTGATCTTCTGCGTCTCGTCCTTCGGCCCAATACTCTTTGTATACATAAGGTGCATTAGGCTTTACGCCTTGGTACTCTTTTTCATCGGGATTAATCGCCACCCAAATTGCCGCTGTAACGCCGGTCGATCTAGCTGGATCAATGCCGACAAAGCGCGGCCAATGTCGCGGGGGTTCAAATGCAGCGATAATCCGGAAGTCGGGTATGAGCCGTGAGGAACCAGCGTCCATCGTCGCGAAGACATAACGTTGCTGTACCTCCTGCGGCAGGCTTAGTAACTGAGCCCGCGCTCCATCATCAAGATGGGGGTTATCTAGACTAGATCCCCTGATAAGTCGCCTAGTAGCCTTTACCGTAGGCCGCCCGTGTGGTGGCTCGAAAGTAAGAAACCTACGTCGGAGCCAGTTATCGCCCTCGTCGTTTGCAATCGCAACCACGTGCCGATCTTCCGGAGGTACAGATGACAACCGGCATCGCAGAAGGAGCAACTGATACGTGGAATATTCGATTTCTTCCGCTTGGTCGATTCCGATAAATGAGTATTCAAGGTTTTTAAGCTTATCCAGTTTACCGGGTTCTAAGTTTGCAAACGTAAACTCACTGCCGTTGGACAAGCGAGCATGGTTCGTGCCTTCGCGATAGTCCCATCGAATTGGCTTAACGAAGAACTCTTTCAGTCCCTTATTTTCCACCATCTCGTAGAATTGACGTTTGGTGGAGTCGATAAGCTCTCGATAGGTAAGACGAGCCACGAGGACGTTTGCCCCTGGCCATTTAGCCGCGTGACGAAACGCGGCGGCGCAAAGTGCGTATGTCTTACCTGCGCCCATTCCGGTGACAGCTGCAACTTCATATTCTTGCGCAAGGATGATCTCTTTCTGGATACGATTATACTTTTGACCCAGTAAGTGACTCAAACTCAGCTTATCATCGAGCATTAGAACGCCGCCATGCCACCGCTCTTCTTGCTCAGTCCACCCTGATCCTTCACCTGAGGTTGCTGGCGAAGAAGAGGACTAGCCATTGTACCAGGCGGTGGCGTATAGTCCGGAGTAAGAGGAGCCGTTTGGTTACTCATACCCGGGATGTTAAAGTTTGGCATCTTTGGCCGATTCATATAGTCAGATAGCATCTTACCGCCTGCCAACCCAGCGCCCAAACCAGTCTTTACAAGAGCGGGGTTCTTTTGAGCCCAGTCGGCAGCTTTGCCTACTCCCTCACTGGCCGCGTTGTATGCACCACTAAGGATGCCGCTAGTTCCAGCAGATGCAGCGGGCGCACCGTAAGAGGTAGCGTTCGCAAGGTAATAGGGAGCCGCTCCACCCTGTTGGCCGAGCCCGCCAAGCTGAGTAAAGTAATCAGACTCAGGGGAGATATAGGACATGACTCCGCTTCCCGCCTCTGGGATTCCTGCCGCATAATTTGCAATGTCTCCAACGCCCATACCTCCAGCGCTTGACGCAGCTTCGCCCGCACCTTGCGTAGCGGCTTCACCACCGCCACCGCCAAACAAGCCGCTGACTGTATCGATAAGGCTATCAAGCCAACCCATTATTATCTCTTTATTTATAAGGGTGGGGAGAGATGCTCCCCACCCACTTAATTACGCTTGCTCTAGCTTGGTCACACGCGCCACGAGATCCGCGAGAGCCTTATCAAAGGCATTCGCCCGCACGTTGAGCGCATCGATCTCGGCGCCGTCCGTCACGTCCATCTGCTCAAGCGCCGTGATGCGGAGAACGTCCGCTGGATCAAAGGACTTACCGTCCACGCCGGCTACACCTTGCGGTCCTTGAGGCCCCGCAACACCCTGAGCGCCGGTATCACCTTTATCTCCCTGGGCACCCGCAGGTCCAGTAGCACCCGTCGCGCCATCCTTACCATCAAGACCAGCAGCACCGTCTTTACCATCTTTACCAGCCGCACCATCTGCACCAGCAGCGCCAGTCAAACCGGTCGGACCTGGGATACCCTGGAGGCCATCTTTACCATCCTTGCCGTTGGTACCAGCGACGCCGTCGACACCGTGCATACCATCAGCACCAGCCGGGCCAGCAGGGCCCATTGGTCCAATGGCTCCAGCCGCACCGGTATCTCCCTTGTCACCCTTCTGGCCAGCAGGGCCGCCAGCCGGGCCAACTTCACCCTGCTTACCAACTTCCCCTTGGGGGCCAGCCGGTCCTTGTGGTCCTGTAGCACCATCGGCACCGGCAACACCGGGAACTCCCTGCGGTCCAATTGGACCAGCGGGGCCAACAGCGATACTCGCCTTGACCGCCTCGACTAGCTTAGCAAGACCTGCAAGATCGCACCCTTCCATGTTTCTTCCGTGTTCCATAATTACCATCCTCCTATATTGTTGATAAGGAGGGCTTTCTTCATCTCTCTAACGGCTAACCCAAGCCCTTTGGAGGCGCCGTACACCGATATACTTACAGACGCGCATACCTACGCGCATCATGATCTTTCCAATAAAGTTATGCTCTCCCGCCATCTCACGGGCCCAGCACATTACAATAGGTCTAACAGCCACAGCCAGGATAGGTACACGCCGTAGAGCAGTAGCGACATGGCGAGCCCAGCAGATATAGCCAGCGTACACAATTGGATCAAGGTGCGCAGCAAACTCTTTATCCTTCGCGTAGATATAATCTGGCATCAGGCCCATATCGTGGAGGGCCGTACAGATGATCTTGTCACCTGCTCCTGCTCCTCCCGCGCCTCCAGCTGCATCACTCGTCTGGGCATCGTTAGCTTGTCCTACGCCAGCGGTTCCAGCAATGCCACCCGCTGCCGTTGATCCTGGACCGGCCGCCGTCCCGGTGCCTGCTGAGCTATTGCTACTCTGACCAAGACCCATGCCCTCAGTGTTCATGCCCAACTCGCCGAGGGCCGCCTCAGAGATGCTCGGTGCCGCTGCTTCTCCAAGGTCCGCCTCAGCTGCTCTGCCAGTTGCCACGCCACCACTAGGTACGCCACCACCAAATAGGCCTTGGCTTAATGCACCCGTAGGCCCAACGCCAGATACACCAGGCGACTGACCAAGTCCACCATAACCTACGCCAGTTCCAGAAACACCCATCGCGCCCGTGTTGCCTGCGCCAAGTTGCGTGCTTACTAGGGATTGATCAATAGTTGGATCAAAGTTAAGACCCAACTTACCTCCCAAGTTAAGGGCATTCTCAAGTGTTTGCGCCATCGTGAGTGGACCCGTGATGCCCACAGGAGCGGCCATACCTGCCGCCGTAAGGCCCATTTGTCCAAGCACGCCGAGAGTATTAGTTCCTAATCCCGAGATTCCCGAGAATGGACTATCTTGACCAAACGCCCGACCGCCTTCCGAATATGCTTGACCGCCTGTAAGGCCTGTAGAACTAAGCCCGCCAGTAGAGAAAGAGCCGCCAGTAGGACCACCCACGCCACTACCGCCCCCGGATGCGTCGTAATCCATCCCAGGACCAATACTAGTTGCTGGTCCGCTGCCGTCACTGCTCGTCCCCGGGACTTGGCTCGATCCGCCCGGCGTCACTCCCATCCCGCTCGGTTGGGCCTTTTGACCGATCTCCCAACTCTTGGGATCCGAGAGGCTGTGACTTCTGCTCCAATTGTAAGCCATCGTCAAGGTCGTCCTTAAAGCCTATAGGGGCTTGCTTCATACCCTGGCCAGGACCGGCACCTTGGGCGATTGCATCAAGTTTGATAGATATCTCAGCTAAAGCTCGTAACGCCTTGATCTTATCGTCGGCGGTTACTTTAGTATTCTGCTTGAGATCCGCGTTTATGATCTTCTCTACTTCCTTAAGACCGGAGATAAGCCCGCGTCGTACAAGGCGTTTAATGACTTGGCTAGTTGATTCTGCAAGTGCTGTGGTGGTCTCAAGGGCTTCATCGACCCGGGCAATCCACTTATCCTGGGTCTTCCAGTTTGATACCTGGGTAACGTTGACCCCAAGCTCTTGTGCAATTGCCCGAAGACTACGCCTATCTCCTGTGAGTGTAGAGTTGAGATATAGCTCGTAAGCTCGTAGGCGATCAGCGGTTCTATCAACCCCGTAGCTACGTTTCTCGCCAGGAGCCGTAGGATCATGAATTGACAACTCCGTCATATATTTAACCTTGCCAGCCAGCCATTGACCATTTGCCAAGCGAGTAACGGATTGACGTTACCTCGGGGGGCGGGGGCTCTCAGCCTCGGGGTCGGTGGGGGCTGGCTGGCAGGCTTCCTGATATTCACTCTCACGCTCAGCAGCCCTCTCAGTATGGAGATCATGACTGAGGGTTAGTATCTCTTTGAGCCGAGCTTCTTTACCTTTTAACCACATAGATCTGATGCGTCTCATACACCTATAAGGCCACACCTAGTCAGGTTTTGACCGGCTTATTTTTTACCACTATTCTCCGGAGGGCTTGGCCAAACCCCCCTAAACCCCCCGGCCCTCTAGTTAGTTAAGCAACGTAGTTGAAACGTAGTTGCAACAACTAAGGCCATACGAGAACGACTTTTAACCGTGGTAAGAAACTTACCAGTGCGGTGTAACTATCTAGTATATCTAATAGATAAGGGTGTGCATAATTATTTTTCGAGAGGCGATATACAACCGGTGGTAGTGGTAAGTTATTTACCATAATGAATGTTATCACATACTTACTGCAAGTAACCATGCGGAAAGTTACGCACTCGGCGGTGCAGGCAACTAGCAACGAGGACGGCCCTCCCTTGCCAGTCGGGCCTATTCTCTAGGTGACTCCGGATCTAGGTGACTCCGGTTAACAGGTAGCTAACATTGTGGGCCCCTGGCCAACCTGCTAATTTTATTGGCGAATATGGGACCCTAAGCAAATATCTCAACTATTTGGCATACTTAAACTATGGGACCCAAATAGACCCGGGGCATAGCAGCGTGTGGGCCCAGGGGCTATCGTGGAGTTTGACGCG